TTTCTCAATCTTAGATTTACTTGCTCCTTCAATTTCTGCAGGAGCTCGCCAAGGTGTTGGACTCGGAGCTGGTTTCCGTTTAGTAGGATTCCCTGCCTAAATAAAGAATTATAAAGACGGTATAATTTCGTAGTTTAATTCCTCGCATATTTTTTTCCATATTTGGTCTTGAACATATAATTTTTCTCTACTTTTAAGAAGTGGAAAATATTTTAAATATTCGTCTAAACCAAGTATTTGAAAGAACTTATATAAAACATAACTGTATGATAAAAAATTTTTTCTATCTTTCGGACAATGTTTTAAAAATGGAACTTGAATATTTCTAAACATATTACATAATTTTTCCTCTAATTCGGGTGAAAATTGAGGCGTTGGAATACCGTTTATTCTATTAATTATATAATTAATATGTTCATAATATTTATTAATTCTTAATCTTTTTAATATTTCTCTCATCTTATTATATGTAATTGTCTTAGTATCTATAATTTTTTCTTTTTTAATCTCATTTAAAATTTTTTCAAATATTTCGTCAGGAATATCTGTACTTTCTTTGCCTTGAACTTGATTACACCATTCTCTAAAATGATTTATTCGTTTATAGCTAAAATGTGATGTGTCTTTCGTATTTTGTTTTAATATTGGTCTGTTTTGTTCAACTAATAATAATTCTTGATACCCACAATAATTACATATCATAATTGCATCATGTTGATAACAAATCATAGAATTATTACAAACTTTGCAAATTTCTATTTTATCTTGTTCAATCTTTTTAATATGTTGCTTATTTATAATAGATAGATATTCATCTACTAATTTAGTTTTATCATTATTATTTTGAGATATGTTTAAAGATAAAGTATTATTATTATCACTAATATTATAATTAATATTACTAGAATTAACATAATTATAAGTATTTTCATTTTTTAAATTTTTATTTAAAGCTTCTAATACATTTAATGTTTTTGGCTTATTTTCATTATATGAAGATGTTAAAGTAGGTATAGATTGTATTGGAGGTGCATTAGAATTTTTAATAACATTTGTACTTATAGATTGCATCTCAATAATTTCATAATATTTAAATAAAATATCGCTTATATTATTATAATAATCTATTTCATCAAAATTCTCAAATTCTTTTAATTTAGTATTAATTTTTATTATATTATCTTTAATTCTAATATTACTTGTCCATAAACTATTATATAATTCTTTATCATCAGTATTTTTAACTCTTTCAATTTCTAATAATAATTTTTCGGATTCTTCTTTATATTTTTTTAATAGTATTAAATTATCATCTTTTTCAGCACTATTTGAAACAAATTTTCTTATCATTTTATTATGCATGGCATCAAGTGTAATATTATTATCTTTTATATCATTATTATTGTTCTTTTTTTTTGAACTTTTTTCTTTAAACATCGTTTAGTTATAATGTTGAATATAGTATTGTTTTTATATACTATTGTTTTACACCCTTGAAGATTTTATTATCATACATTTTTTTTCTCCTATTATAGTATAAAGAATATAGCATAAATGGGTGGTGGTCTTCTTCAACTTGTTGCTTATGGTGCTCAAGATGTTTATTTAACTGGTAATCCTCAAATTACCTTCTTCAAAGTAGTTTATCGTAGACACACTAACTTCGCTATGGAAGCAATTCAACAAACATTTAATGGTTTACCTCAATATGGAAATACCGTTACTTGCCAAATATCCCGTAATGGTGATTTAATACACCGCATGTATTTACAAGTAATTGTTCCTGCTACTACTAGTGGTGCTAAATATGTTAATTATTTAGGACCTCGTTTAATAAACAATATCATTATTGAAATCGGTGGACAACAAATTGATAAACATTATTCTGATTGGTTATACATATGGAACGAACTTTCTCTCCCCCAAGGAAAACAATATGGTTATGATACTATGATTGGTGTTGATGGTGATATTACATCTTCTAAAGATACTACATTATACATTCCTCTTGAATTCTGGTTCTGCCGCAACATCGGTCTTGCTCTTCCTTTAATTGCTCTTCAATATCACGAAGTCAAAGTAAAACTTCAATTTGAAACAAAAAGCAATTGCTCAACTGTTGGAACTGCTACTGGAATCCCTGATCTTAAAGAATCATCCATCTGGGTAGATTACATCTTCCTCGATACTGATGAACGTCGTCGTTTTGCTCAAGTTAAACATGAATACCTTATCGAACAATTACAATTTAGCGGTGATGAAAATATTGTTACTGAAAGCACTACTCGTGTAAAATTAAATTTTAATCATCCTTGTAAAGAACTTGTATGGGTTGCCAAAAAACCAGAAGTTGAATATTGGTACAATTACACCGATAAAAATTCATGGAATACTCCTGCTAGTAAAACTAACTTTACAGTCGACGATAGTTATATTTATGGTTCTTCTAATTTCAAATCATTCACTCTTACTGCTTCCAATCACGTTGCTAATGTAATACCATCTTTATCTGCATCAAATCCTTTCACATCTTGCTTATTACAGCTTAATGGAAATGATCGTTTTGCTTCCCGTGCTGGAAACTATTTCTCATTAGTCCAACCTTATCAACATCATTCATCTATACCATTAAATAAAGGTATTAATGTTTACAGTTTCGCATTAAAACCTGAAGATCATCAACCATCTGGAACACTCAATATGTCACGTATTGATACTGCTGTATTATCTCTTGAGGTTAAGAATAAATATACTAAAGCAGATAATTCAACAACAGCCAATTATTCCGGTGTTAAGATCTTTGCTGTCAACTATAACGTTCTTCGTATCTTATCTGGTATGGGCGGTCTTGCTTATTCTAACTAGATTAAAAATATCTTATTTTTCATCTTATTTTTTTATAAAAAATCAAACAATTTTTTTCTCCTATTATAGTATAAAGAATATAGCATAAAATGGGAGGTGGTCTTCTTCAACTTGTTGCTTATGGTGCTCAAGATGTTTATTTAACTGGTAATCCTCAAATTACCTTTTTCAAAGTAGTTTATCGCAGACATACTAACTTTGCTTTAGAATCTATACAACAAACTTTTAATGGAAACCCTGGATATGGACAACGTGTTACATGTCAAATATCTCGTAATGGCGATTTAATCAATCGTATGTATTTAGTCGTTGATATGTCTGGTAATACTACTGATGTATTATGTCCTTTCTTCGGTCTTCGTCTATTAAATTATGTTGAAATTGAAATTGGAGGTCAAAAGATTGATAAACACTATTCTCATTGGATGTATATCTGGAATGAACTTTCATTACCTTTATCAAAACGCGATGGTTATAACGAAATGGTAGGTGCTTATGGTGGTGTAATCAATTCAATTCTATATGTTCCTCTTGAATTTTGGTTCTGTAGAAATGTTGGTCTTGCCCTTCCTTTAATCGCTCTCCAATACCATGAAGTTAAAATCAATATCAATTTTGAAACTGCTGAAAATTGCAAAGGAGCTGCTACTGCTATTGGAACAACAACATTAAATGCTTCTCTCTGGGTAGATTATATCTTCCTTGATACTGATGAACGTCGTCGTTTTGCCCAAGTAACCCACGAATACCTTATTGAACAATTACAATTCACAGGTCAAGAATCATTCAGTTCTGCTTCAATCAAACCTAAATTATCTTTCAATCACCCTTGTAAAGAATTAGTATGGTTTGCTTCTATTAAAAATGCTAATGATCAACAAACTGCTAATAATAACTGGTTTAACTACACCACAACTGACGATGCTGTTACTTTACCATCTGGTAACCTCCCAACTGACTATGGATTATTAAAAGCTGCTCTTAAAAACTCATCTATAACATCTGCAAATCCTATCGGAGATGCTAAATTAGTTCTTAACGGTAATGACAGATTTTCCGTAAGAAGTGGTTCTTATTTCAATTTAGTACAACCCTATCAGCATCATGAGAATATACCTTCGAATGCTGGTATCAACGTTTACAGTTTCTCATTAAAACCTGAGGATCACCAACCCTCTGGAACACTCAATATGTCCCGTATTGATACTGCTGTTCTTAATATAACTGCTAACTCTGCATTAACAACTAATTCATCATACTCAAAAACCAGTTTATACATTTATGCTGTAAATTACAACGTTCTTCGTATCTTATCTGGTATGGGTGGTCTTGCTTATTCCAATTAAATATTTTAAATATAATTTCATAAAAATAAAAACATTATAATATCATACTTTTTTTTCTCCTATTATAGTATAAAGAATATAGCATAAATGGGTGGTGGTCTTCTTCAACTTGTTGCTTATGGTGCTCAAGATGTTTATTTAACTGGTAATCCTCAAATTACCTTCTTCAAAGTAGTTTATCGTAGACACACTAATTTCGCTATGGAAGCTATTGAACAAACTCCTACTGGTAATAATACTTTAGGTTCTCGTGTAAGTGTTCAAATAACTCGTAATGGTGATTTAATCAATCGTGTATATTTCAACGGAAAAATCACAAATAAAAATTCCACAAAAGCTTTCGCTCTTGTTCCTAACTTCGGTCAAAGATTATTAAAAACTGTTGAATTAGAAATTGGTGGTCAACGTATTGATAAACATTATTCAGAATGGTTATACATTTGGAATGAATTAACTTTAACTCCTGGTAAAAAAGAAGGTTATATGGCTATGGTTGGTGCTGATAAATATAACAGATGTACTAAATTAGATGCTACTAAATCATATGAAGTATATGTTCCTCTTGAATTTTGGTTCTGTAGAAATGTTGGTCTTGCCCTTCCTTTAATCGCCCTTCAATACCACGAAGTTAAAATCAACGTAGAATATGAATCAGCTGTAAATATGTTTGATACTAATGCTGGAAATTTCACCGATTTTGAAGATGAAAAAGAAGGTGGTGATGGTGTAGACAACAGCACTACTGCTACATTTACTAACGTTTCTTCTGAATTATCATTAGATGATGCTAAGATATGGGTTGATTACATCTTCCTAGATACTGATGAACGTCGTCGTTTTGCCCAAGTAACCCATGAATATTTAATTGAACAATTACAATTCACAGGTTCTGACTCAGTCACACACGGTGCTGAAACTATGAAGAGTATTCGTATGAATTTTAACCATCCTTGTAAAGAAATCGTATGGGTTACCAGAAAGAACGCTTCTAATATTTACTGGAACAATTATTCGTCTGCTACTTTTTCAGGAACTGATGATGTCAATAACTATATCACATCTACTAACCCTACTGTCAAATCCAAAATGGTTCTTAACGGCAACGACAGATATGCCGAAAGAAACGGAACATATTTCTCTCTTGTTCAACCATACCAACATCATGAGTGCACTCCTGACAAATTTCACGAAGGTATTAATGTGTACAGTTTCGCAATAAAACCTGAAGACCACCAACCTTCAGGAACACTTAACATGTCTCGTATTGACACCGCTGTGCTATCAGTATCAACAACATTACCAAGCACAAACAATAAAACAGGTGCTATCTCAATCTATGCGGTTAATTACAACGTCCTCCGTATCCTCTCTGGTATGGGTGGTCTTGCTTATTCCAATTAAACATCATTCTCATTTTATTTTTTATATTACAATAATATATATTGTAAAAATCTTATATTATTTGATTAAAATAAAAAACTGATAAAAATGGTACTACTAAAATTGATTTAAGAATATAACATATAATATATAATAAAAATGACACAAGAACTTATAACCACAACTAATAACAATTTTACAAACTATTTAGTAGAAAGATTAAATACAGAAGATGAAAAACAATTTGCTTTACATTTCAAAATATATTTAGAACACGGATATAAAAACAATACTTTTCCTATTAATTTTGATGATGTATGGAAAATGTGTGAATTTGATAAAAAATATAATGCTTTAAGAGTTTTACAAAAACATTTTGAAGAAAATAAAGACTATAAAAAAGTGCTCCTCCAAAATGAGGAGCGGTTTTTATTAGAAGATAATGATGGTAAATCTTGCTCCTCCAAAATGAGGAGCGGTTTTTCACAACCAGAAAGAAAACAAAACGGAGGGCAAAATAAAGAAACAATTATGTTAAATGTAGATACTTTTAAAGAATTTTGTATGAAAGCATCTACACAAAAAGCAAAACAAATCCGTAGTTATTATATTAAATTAGAAAAAATATTCTTTTCATATACAAAAGATCAATTATATTATTCTAATGATAGAATTAAAACATTAGAAACAAAAGTTAATAATTTTGATGTAAAATTAAATAAAAACTTCAAAAACGCTTTTAATAAACAAAGTGTTGTTTATATTATGAAATTACAATCTTTTGACGATGGCACATATATTATTAAAATTGGCAAAACAGATAATTTAACAGATAGAACAAGTAAGCTTGTTTCTTTATATTGTAATAAAGACCAATTAGTAATTATGAGCGTATATCCGTGTGAAGACAATAACAACTTTGAAAAGTTTTTACATAGTAATCCATATATTTCTCAATATAGATATACTGGAAAGATTAATGATAAGGCTACATCAATTGAAACATATCGTATTAATGACATTAATTATGAAAAAATTAAAAGAATTATTGATAATAATATTTATAATTATAATGGTAAAAATCTTGATATTATGAAAGAAAATAACAAATCATTAGAACTACAACTTAAAATAAAAGAAATTGAACTAAAAGAAAAAGAAATTGAATTTAATAATAAGCTATATGAAAACCCAGATTTTTTTGATAAGCTTAATGAACATTATAAATTAAAACTAACTATTCCATTAAATGATGTAATAAAAGATAATGATACACAAGAAACAATTAACATTCCTATTATCACTCATACAGAAACTTCAAATACTCCTATCATCATTAACAACAATATAGTAAAAAAGAGAGAAATTAAAGATTGCGGTCATTATGTTCAAGTATATGATGGAAATGATACAAACAATTTACTATATGTTTATAATGGTATTACAGATGCAACAAGAAATATGGAAGGAACATCATTTACAAGTATTAAGAATGCATGTAAGAAGAAAGAAATTTACAAAGGTTATAGATGGCATTTAGTAAATAGAAATGATCCAAATCCAAATGGAGTTAAAGATATTGGAAGTTCTATTGTTCCTAGGTATAAACTCGAAGGTTATATTGCTATGTTAAATGATGATATGACAGAAGTGGAAAAACTTTTTATTAAGCAAAAAGATGCAGCAATTTTTATTGGACAAACAGTATCTGCTATGAGTAGAGCGGTTAATTATAAGACACTATTATCAAATAAATATTTTATATTATGGGATATTGTTGATGAAGAAGTTCAAAATAAATATTTAGAAACAAATGAATTACCTATTATTACAGAGAAGCAAAAAGCTAGAAAAATCCATCAAATAAATCCGGATACAGATGAAGTAATAAAGATTCATCTTTCATTATCAGATTTAATCAAAGAGTTAAAAATTGCACCTAAAACTATTAAAAGACACAGTAAAAACGATACAATTTATAATGGTTATAAATGGAAGCTTATTTAAGTTTTTAGCGACCTTGTAAAATAGTACATAATTTTTATTTTTCAAATTTTTAAAAAAATTATATATTTTTAGAAAAAATAAAAATTATGTACTCTTCTATGTAAATGATATTATAGTATATTACATATTACACCTTTTTAACATTTAAATATTTTCTAATTCAAATGAATTTTTTGTCATTATAGTATTTATATTACTTGTTTTCATAGTATCTTCATTATAATTATTGCGTTCATTATAAATATCATTAATATCATTATTTATTTTAACGTCTTTATTTTCTGAATTCAAATAGAACATCTTCTTAAACCGAAAAAACCAACCATCATTTATTTTTAATTTATTTAACTTATCTATTTTTTCATTATTTAAACGGATTGTTTCAATTTCTATTATATTATTATTTTTTAATATTTTAATTTCTTTATCCATTTTCATTTTTTCCAATTTAATATCAATATCATATTTATATTTTTGTAATTTAATCTTGTCAATATTTTTAATATCTTCTAATATATTAATATTTTCATTAATTTCCTTATTATAATCTTTGACTTTTTCTATTAATTCCTCATATCTTTCATCATCTAATTCTTTATTATTTAATGTATAAAGTTCTATTAAATCAATTTGTTTATTATATAAACTTCTATATTTTATTATAGAATTTTGATAATTTTTAAGTTTTTCCATAATTTCACGATAATTTTTAAATCTAACAATACTACTCAAAATTGTTATAACAGTTCCTAATATTAACATAAAAATATTTATAGATAATGTAAAAGTATCTACATCTATTATTAATGTTTCTCTCATATTTTTCATATATTCTGTTAATGTTAATCTAATTGCTTCAACAAATGTAGAAACAGTTGATAAAATCATTATAGTTAGAGATATTGTATTATATTTGTAACAAATATTATCATATTTTACACTAATTATAAAATCTTTCTTTTTTAAGTCTTCTTTATGTTTTTCTATTCTTTTAATTATATCGTCTTTTTTATTTATATATTTATCAAATACAATATTGTCTTTTAAAGAAATTTTATCATCTTCAAAATATTTAATATTTTTTGGATTAATAATAGGAGAATTTTTTTTTGAATAAGAATTTTCATTTGTATCTATTTTAATAATAGGTCTTTGTGTATTAATAGATTTTATAATAGGTGTTGATATATTTTTAAAATTATTTGAATATGATAAAGAATCTGTTCTTTCAATATCTTTTAAATTTTGGACATCATATATATTGTCATTTAAAACAGAATTGGTATTTGTTGATGGTAAACTATTATCTATAACTATATTTTTTAAATTTGAAGAATTAATATCATTATTTATTTTGGATATTTGTTTTAAATTAATATTTAATTTTTTCATATGATATATTCCTATATTATAGATATATATATAATATATATAGCAATATATGCTAGATATTTTTTTAATATGTAATTAAAAATTGCATTATTTTTTTCTAATAGAAAATTAATATAGTCATGTTTATATTTTAAACATGACCTGTCAAAGTATTTATATTTTCCACTAGTATCATTATCATTATAATTAACAATACATCTCCATTTCTTTTCAGATAATTGTTTTTTTGTAAAATTATTAACATTATATTTATTTATATTTCCTATTAAAATATCGATATTATACACTATAATAGAAATTATAATAATATATATTAATTTTTTATAACTCATTATTATAATAATTGGTAATAAAAACTATAAAAATGTATATCATTTTTTAGATAATAAACAAAAAATGACATACATATTTTGATTTTTTATCAAGGTTTTATATTACCAAATTACATTTTCATTATAATAATGAAATTTGCTGGAGATTGTTTGCAGGATTCATGTGAAAAAACAATAAATAATAAACACAATAATTTTCTTTATATTGCGTCTCTAAATGCTAGAAAATCAAATATGCATAAAAATTATGGAGCAGTTATTGTATATAATAAAAAAATAATAGGCTATGGTCACAATCATTCAATAGATTATATTACAAGAATGCATAATTATATTGGTAAAAATAGAAAAATTCTTCAAAATGTTCATGCCGAACACGATGCTATAATTGATGCTATTAAAAGAGGTTATAAAGAGAAAATATCTAAAAGTGAAATATACATATCTAGAATTTTAAACGATTATGATAAATATCAAGATTTTAATTATCAGACTTCGCATCCATGTGATAATTGTAAAAAACTAATAGAAAAATATAAAATTAGAAGAGTTTATTATATGGACTAAAACTCTTCTTTAGTACCACCAAAATATAATTTACCATATTTATTATCTATCATCATCTTCATAATATTTTTATCATCGTAAAATACATTTCCTAATAATCTACCATATTTATCAAAATCCATACATTCTATAATAACAATCTTATATAATATTAAATCTTTAAGAAAATCTCTAACAATTATAGCTGCTTTTTTTTCTTCTGGATTATTTGTTTTTATTTCTGGTGTATCAATACCATATATTCTACAATCCCACTTATTATATTCTCCTTTGTGTTTGAAAACAACTGTTATAGTATCTCCATTATATACTTTTATAACTTTTGCTGTTTTTATTAAACCATTTAATGTAAATTTTTTTATATTTTTATAATCTAATGATAGTAATTCTTCTAAATTATTATCATTAGATATTTCTTCCATTTCTATATAATAATATTATAATAATATAGAAATGAGTAAAATACCTAAAACAGCTACTTGTATTCGTAATACGAGTACATGGAGTGATTTAAAAGCGGAATATAAATTTGATTCTGCTTCTTTCAATTCTAAAAAAATTATTTCAAATTTACCTACATTATCTCCTAAAATGAACGTTTTATTAAAAAAAATAAAAGAATTAGATGAAGAAGATTTAAAAACAACAGGGACACTAAATAAACATATTATATATAGTGATGTTGCAGGAACATATGGTGCTAAAATGGTAGCATCCGTATTAATAGCAGATGGTTTTAAATTAGCATATAATAATAATTTTAAGATGAAAGATTTTAAAGATTTGGAAAAAAATAAATCATTTGGTCTTTTAACTACATCAACAGTATATAAAAAACCTTTAACAGTTGGAATTAAAAAAAACCTTTTAGCTTCTATGAATAAAAGACCTGATAATGTTTTTGGAGAAAATATTCGTATTTTAGTTCTCGATAGTGGTTTTAAAGAAGGAATTGATGTTTTTGATGTGAAATATATACATTTATTAGAACCTTTAATAACAAAAGCTGAACAGACACAAGTTATAGGAAGAGGAACAAGATATTGCGGACAAGCAGGATTACCTTTTATTCCTTCAAAAGGATGGTTATTACATATTTATAGATACAATATGATGTATAATCAAGATACAAATTTACACGAGTTATATTTAAAACATAGTAATAGCAATATAAGTTCTCTTAATTTTGTTGCTGATATTGAAGATTTATTAATAACAAGCGCTGTTGATATTCCATTAACAGAAAACATACATAATTTAAATAGAAAAAATAATAGATTTTATAATATGGTTAAAGAACTCAAAAAATTAGCCGATGTTAAAAAGGTTCCACCACCTCGTGCTGATAAAATTGTTCTTGTTAATAATATAAGAGGTAAGGTATATACAAATGATAAAGCAATTGATTGTAGACTTAATTGTAAAGGAGAATTGGAAGAAGCTCCAAGAGGACTTATAATAGCTGCAGCTATACATGTTGGTAAAAAAGAATTAGTAAAAGAACTATATGTTAAAAATTGCAAACCATTATTATGCAGATATATTTCAAAAATGCCTGAATTTTGTAAAGCTATTAATGCATTATGGACACAACCTATTAAATTCCTTAAAGTATACAAAAAAAGTATTTTAAGAAATTTAGATGTATATAGAAGAACATATTCTTCAATTCATCAATCTAATTATGATGCAGCTGTTGAATATGTTAATATGTTTAATGAACCATCTGAACCAGTCTATATTGCTGAGCCTCCTAAAAATAAAATGCCTTATTTAGAATTAAGTGATTATATTGAAAAACATTATAGACCATATAAATGGAGTGCGATTGAAGTTAAAAATAAATGTATATTAGATAATGAAAAAGTTGATGATAAGAATGAAACAACTGTAGTAGAATATACAAATACACAGAAATTTGTAAAAGATTATTTAACTCCTAAATCACCTTATAAAGGGACATTTTTATATCATAGTGTAGGTTCTGGTAAAACTTGTTCGGCAATTGCAACAGCAACAGATTCTTTTGAAAAAGAAGGTTATACTATTTTATGGGTTACTCGTCATACTCTTAAGGAAGATATATGGAAAAATATGTTTGATAAAGTGTGTAATGTTATTATTCAGGATAAAGTCAATAAAGGTTATAAAATGCCATCAAGTCGTGCTGAAAGAATGAATTTATTAGGAAATAATTGGATGCAGCCTATTTCTTATAAACAATTTACAAATATGATAAAAGGTAAAAATAAATATTATGAAGAAATTGTTAAAAGAAATGGAAAAGAAGATCCTTTTAGAAAAACATTAGTTGTAATTGATGAAATACATAAAATATACAGTAGTTCATTATCAGCATTAGAAAAACCTAGTCCAGAAGTTTTACAATCTATGATACAAAACTCTTATAATAAATCTGGAAATAATTCACTTAAATTATTATTAATGAGTGCTACTCCTATAACAGATGATCCTATGAGTGTTGTTAAAATACTTAATTTAATGATTGAAAAGAATGATCAATTTCCTGAAAATTTTGAAACATTTAAAACAGAATATTGTTTAGATACTGGTCTATTTACTGATGTTGGTTCTATGAAATTTTTAAATAAAGTAGCTGGATTAGTAAGTTATATTGATAGATCAAGTGATTTAAGTCAATTTGCTTACCCTATTATTAATGATATCATGATTAATGTAGATATAGAAAATGATAATAATTATGAATTAAAAGAATTAGAAAATAAATTATTAAAATTAGAAGAAAAAGTGCTTAATGTTGATATAACTAAAGCAGAAAAGAAGGCATTAACATCAGAAGTTAAACAAGTTACAAAAGAAATTAAGAAATTACACAAAGCAAAAGCAGAACCTAAGAATGTTATTGATTTTGTAAATACTTGTTTTTCTAAAAAGTTTTCTTCAAATGTCAAAGAACCTAAAGAAAAGAAGGTTAAAGATCCAAGTAAACCAAAAGAACCTAAAGCCCCTAAAGCAGTAAAAGCTACTAAAGAACCTAAACCTCCTAAAGAACCTAAAGAAGCAAAAGAACCTCGAGTAAAACCAGCTAAATCATGTCCAGATGGCAAAGAATTAAACCTTGATACAGGAAGATGCAGAGCAATAAAAGCACCTAAATCACCCAAAACAGCAAAAGTAGTAAAAGAATCTGAAGAACCTGGAGTAAAACCAGCTAAATCATGTCCAGATGGCAAAGAATTAAACCTTGATACAGGAAGATGCAGAGCAATAAAAGCACCTAAATCACCCAAAACAGCAAAAGTAGTAAAAGAATCTGAAGAACCTGGAGTAAAACCAGCTAAATCATGTCCAGATGGCAAAGAATTAAACCTTGATACAGGAAGATGCAGAGCAATTAAAGTAGCTAAAGTACCAAAATAAACATTATATAGAATGCGTTTTTATTTTTATAATAAATATAAAAATATTCATTATAGATTATGTATTATTTACTTTATGCGACTATATTATCAATAATATTTTTTATTATTACACAATATATAGAAAAAAACAAAAGAGAAAATACTGATGAACCATATGATATAAATGTTCATTTGTTTACTATGAATAATTTTGTAGTATTTTTTATGATTTTATTAATAAATACTATTATATTTTATTATACATTAGATAATAGTAACGATAAAGATGATATTCTTAAAAGTATATTTGAAATGATTGGCATGGATGGAAAAGATGAGAACAATAAAAAAGAAATTAAAATAAAAAATAGTTCTAAATTAGATCCTAGTATGTTAAAAAGAATTAATGATCCTATAAAACATGGATTTGAACCGATGAGTGATAATGAAAAATCAGATAATGATATTAAAGATGATTTAAGTGATTCATCAAGTGATGATAGCTATGATTCAGAATCAAGTGATAGTAGTAAAGCTAGCTCTATACACGTAAAAAAATCTAAAAAATAAATATCATATTTAGATATATAAAAAGTATATTTTATTTATATTAAAATGAAACTAGAATTAAAAAAATTTGATGCTGCTAATATTAAAAATGATTCTGTTGTAGTTTTTATTGGTAAAAGAAATACAGGTAAATCATATTGTATGAAAGATATTTTAAACTATCATCGTGATATACCTGTTGGAGTTGTTATAAGTCCTACTGAAAAAGCTAACGGATATTTTGAAAAGTTCATACCCAAAATGCTTATATATGATGAGTGTGAAGAAAAAACAATTAAAAAGTTTTTAGATAGACAGATTAATATTTCGGGACAGCGTAAATTAGAGATGCAACGCGGGGGTTCTTCATCAATAGATCCGAGGGCTTTTTTAATTTTAGATGATTGTCTTTATGATAAGAAATGGCCAACAGATAAGAACATCCGCGCCATATTCATGAACGGAAGGCATTATAAAATCTTCTTTTTAATTACCATGCAACATGCTCTGGGCTTACCTCCTGTTTTACGTTCAAATGTAGATTATGTTTTTATTTTTAGAAATAATATTATGAAAGAACGTGAAAAAATATACCACCATTACGCAGGTATGTTTCCTACATTTGATGCATTTAATCAAGTTATGGATCAGACGACAGAGAACTTTGAGTGTCTTGTAATAGATAATAAAGTACAGAGCAATAAGCTAGAAGACCAGGTGTTCTGGTATAAGGCAAGTGAAAGTAATTTCAGGATGTGTTCTAATGAACTATGGGATATGCAGGCTTTAGAAGACCAGCGTAGAGCTATGGGAATTATTGATGAAGACCAAGAAGAAGAACCATTCGATTTAGGAGTCTTTAATAAGAAGAAAAACGGTAGAGTAATTAAAGTAAATAAAACTCATCATGGTCGTAGATAATATATAAGTATAATAGTTTATTATATTATAAACATGGAAATAACTATAAATAGAACTGTTGTTATATCTATGGGTACATGTTTAATAGCATATAATATGATTTTCTATGGTTTATTTGTTTATTTTATATACTATAAAAATGTTTTATTAAGTTAATTAAACTATTATTTTTATTTACATTACAATATAAAGTAATACTTATATCATTTATGGTAAGACTTGTGCTATTGTGGAGCGATGTGGAGTGTTATTTATATTTGTGGAACGATGTGGAACGATAGATAATATTCATTAAAATATTTAATACTAAAATTATGAAGTTTAATATATTTATGTGGATATATGTGGAGCGATAGAAACATTTCATAAAAAATATATACCATATATTCCACCTGTATCACCAACAAAATATGAAACATTCCTATTCAATAATTGTGTATTATCACCAAGTAATAAAGTTCTATTTGCTGATGTTAAAAAAGAATATATATCATGGCAAAAAAGAATAAATGATATTGATGTAAGTGATACTGAAATAAAAGGTCTTAAAGAATTTCTTAATGAATCTAAATTATTGTTAAAGGCTAATGTATGGTGCGATTCTGGTAATGGTAGTGGTTATTATGGATTTTCACTTAAAAAAGATATTCCCTATGTTAAAATGATGAGAGGCGCTACTGCCAAAACTGTTGAAAAGGTAGATATTGTATCAAATGAAGTTGTTGATTCATGGACTACTATTGCAAAAGCAGCACAAATTGAAAATATACCATCAGCAAAACTTAGCAGAATGTGTAAAAATAAACAAGAAGTAAATGATATCTATTATTATAGAACTGTATAATTTATTTTTTTATTTAATATACGCAAAAAAATGAGTATATAATATTACTATTATTATATTATGAATAATAAGATAGAAATTATAAAAAAGACAGGTTCATTATGTTCAAAAGAAGGTAAAAAATATGAGATCATTATATATAATATTGTTAA